AGACGGTGATCTTCTAATGGTGCTAGACGAGTGCCCTGTTCGTGATGTCGTGTCTCTGTTGGAGGACGCTGTCAAGGACAGGGACACAGGCGAGGGCGATGCGTCGCTTGAGCAACTGGCTTTGGCTGCCATCTCAGAACTGTTGATGGCTGACCCGGAGCGCACGCTGGGAGGGGTCATGCAGTCCTTCCAGTACAAGTGGGGTTCGGCTGCTCTGTGGGAGGCGCACACGGCGGATTACAGTCCGGCGTTGCAGCAGGTAGCGGAACGCTTGCAAGAAATCTAATCAACCATGTTTGTACGTTGTACAAACCCAAGTAGAAACGGATAGGAAATGCAGATACCAAACGAGTTTGACAGGCACGAAGGTCACTTCTTGCTTGAGAAGAATCAGGTAACGTCGGGTGACACGGCGCACGAAGTGATGCGAGAAGCAAACGCTTTGTTCCCTGTCTCCTACCCGGCGGCGTGCTGGCAGAGTCCTAACGGCCTCGCAGGGTACAGCAACTACGGCGGCGAGTACGTCGCTGCCGTGGTGCCCCGTGTTACCAGCGGTGCGTACAAGGGGAAGCCGATGCACAAGTATGTGCTGAGGACCGACACCAATCAGGAACTGGGGCTGCACTCGTGCAAGTACCCGGAGACAGACGGTTACAACCCCATCGCTGACATGGCGGAGGAACTGTTCCCCAACAGTGCCACCACATGCACAGTGTTCGGTGCAGGTGAGCGTGTTGCGTTGACGCAGAAACTCACGGAGCCAGTGGATCTAGGCGGTGGCGATGTCATCCAGCCTCAGATTTGCTGGATCAGTTCCCTGAACGGGACTTGGCGCACCGCCGTGTACGACCTGACGGAGCGGTTGTTCTGTCAGAACCAGTTGGTGGGCAACAAGCCGTTGATAGCGGTGAAGCACACCAAGAACCACGACGACCTGCTGTCAATGCGGGTCACTATCCTGCAAGGTGCCCGGGACAGGACGGAGACGTTGGCGAACATGGCGAAGGTCATGGTCAGTCAAGAGTTCACCGACACCCAGTTCATGGCACTCGTCAACGAGTTGGCGCCATGGAAGGAAGAGATGTCTCAGCGAGCGAAGAACATCAACGAGACAAATCGCTACGCCTTCCGGCAGCGTTGGGTGAACGAGAAGGAAGAGTGGGGTGCTGGCAACATGTGGCTGGCGTTCAACGCCATTCAGGGTGCCGAACAGCACCTCATCAATGGCGCCAGTCGGGGCCGCTACTCCAAGGACAAGGCTTACGAGAAAGCCTTGGACGGCAAGACCCCTCTGGCTACAGAGGCAATGCGCCTGCTGATGCAGGTTCCGTTGCAGCATGGGTAGGAAGCCACGCAAAAAACAATTCACACACGGGCGCAATGCGTACAAGCGCAGTCTGTGCCGTTGCGACATTTGCCGTGAGGCAAACAGGGAACACGAACGTAAGGTTCGTCAACGGGTACAACTGCCGAAGATGCCATTGCTGCACGACACGATGACCCTGTCAGAGTTCAAGAAGTACAGGGGCTATGACACCGATGAAGGGAGGTGATTAATATGGCGAAGGTTCTTACGAACTTTCCTGCGCGGATCCGCACAGAGCAGTATCCGTGGCGTGATTGGTTCGATGGGATTCCCCGTCTGCTGGAAGAAGGCATCGACTACAAGGTCGCAACGTCTTCGTTCCGTGCGTCGGCCCATCAAGCCGCCAAGCGTTACGGCATCAAGGTCCGCATGACAATGCAGGCCGGGGGACTGGCGATCCAGTCCTACAAGCCGACTGACGGCTAACATGGGATCGTGGTGGCCGGGGACCCTCTCCCCCCGGCCACCACACCCCCACTCTGTACACTGTACAAACAGAACGGAAAAACTTTGAGCGAAGAACGGACAATAGAAGAGAGAATCTCCCGCCTAGAAACCGAAGTATTCGTGGGTGAAACGGGCGTAGGAAAAGCAGTAGTTGGGCTGTATGAACTGACCCATCGACTCCTGCAATTGATCGGAGATCACGCCCACGATTCGTCCTTTAGGGACAGTAAACTCATGCACGAAATCGGCCAATTGTACTCTGCCCTGATGGGCAACGACGCCGACGAGGACAGCGCAGACAACGTGGTGGTGCTGCACCCGGACGGGCCCGACCCGACATGACTGTACCCCCCATGCCATGCCATGTACCTATGAAACCCCGCTGGGGTTTCCATGCCATGCACGAGCCATGCCATGAGGGCTGCTAAGATGGCAGATGTGACCAGCGACCGCATCGTCCTCCGCCAATCTTGGCTGGGGTCCCTAGCCATGTGCCCCGAACGGGCACGCCAAGACATGCTTGGGATCTCCGCCAACACCGAATCAACCTCCACCGTACTGGGGTCGTCGGTCCATTACGGGATTGAGCAGTGCCTCAACGAGAAGATGCAGACGGGGACACCCTTGTCGTTGAACGACACCATCGGTGCGTCGATGGAATACTGGGACGACAACAAGAACAACATCGTTCGTTGGAACCATAAAAAGGGTGAGCCGGAGAAGATTATTAAACTCAACTCGTCGGCGTGGTGGGAAGATGTTATGCCGGATGTACACCCCATCGCTGTTGAGTGGAAGTTTGAACTGCCGCTCGTTGTGGATCACAAGCCGGAAATCTGGTTGCAGGGAACCATTGATTGTGTCCAAGAATTTCCCCGGCCCATTGTTGATTGGAAGAACCCGGGCCGTAAGCCGTCGGACGAGTGGGAGAAGAAGCGGTGGTCGGTACAGGCTGCGGCTTACACTTGGGCCGTAGCGTCACAGGCTGACAACGGACTGACGGAGCCGTTGCAGTTTGAGTTCGTGCATCTAGTAAAGGGTGCCGTCCATCGCACCCTAGTTGATTTTGGACCTGCCGAGTGGGCCAGTCTGGTCGCATTGGCCCGCTCCGCAGGCACCCTCATTTCCGCAGACCTGCCAGTATGGCCGTTGAACATGACGGGCTGGCACTGTGCCCCCAAATGGTGTGGGGCATGGGCTACATGCAGAGGTAGGTTTGCGGGACCAGATCCATGGAACCAACTATAGAAAGGTAGACCCATGGCAGCAGCAACAAAGAAAACAGAGAACACCTTTACGGTGTTTCGCAGGCAGGTCATCCAGACGGGTGACTACGAACCAGCGGAAGCATCCTGTTCCGTTACCATCACCGTCGACGACGAGATGTCGCAAGACGCTATTGCTGAGCAGATTGCCGAATGGGGCAGCACGCTTGAGATGGCGAACTACGAGGCGCTAGGTATCGGCTACGAGATCACCGAACAGGGTGTCCGGAGGTTGCAGAAAAGCGTTTCCGGGAACACGGCGGCTCCTGCCGTGGCGGCGCCAGCCGCCGGGAATAAGCCCCGTAGTGCGCCCGTTGTCGGAGGCGGTGCGATGGCGGACTTCTGGACTGACCTGATGAACAACCAGTCGAACTGGTGGCCACCCAACTGGGAGAAGAAGTTGGACCCCGCCGCCGCCTTCAACAAGAAGGGTCCCGACTACAAGCGCCGCGGTGACGGCAAGGGCATCTGGTTGACGAAGCCCGACGGTTCATCACAGGTGCCCGACTGGTTTGTGTGCCCGTTCACAGGCAAAACCGCTGACGAACTGGCCTCCATTGGGGCGCAGATCCGCGGCTAGTCTTTGTACACTGTACATAAGTCGTGGACGTTCTAACCCCCGAACAGGTAGCCGACCGTCTCGCCGCAGTCCACGGCGGTGGGGCGGTCGGTTCCCCTTCGGATAAGAAAGCACCGCGCCGCTGGTCAGCGACCACGGCAGTCGTGGACAACCTCGTCGGGTTCATCCGCAACCCGGCTGAACGCTGGTATCTGGGCTTCCCAGAGATAGACCTCGCCACCCGCGGCATCGGCAAAGGCGAAGTGCTGCTGGTGGTAGGGCGCAGCCACACTGGCAAATCGCAGGTGCTGCTGAATGGCATAGTCACCAACCTGATCAACGACCCGTCGGCCCATGTCGTGATATTCGCCATGGACGAACCGCGGGAACTGGTCGTGATGAAACTGTTCTGCCTGCTCCAAGGCAAGTCTTCCACGGAGGTGGAGGAAGCGATCAAGTCTGGCGACAAGGCAGTCCTGACGGAACTGAAGGAGGCAGCCTCCAACGAACTGTCCCGTGTCGCCGTAGTGGACGACTCGCTGTCGCTGGAAGCCATGACGGAAGTCATGGAAGAGGCACGCCAATGGTGGGGATGCAACCCGTCGTTCTGCATGATGGACTACTTGGAGTTGCTTCCCGGCGGCGACGCTGACGCTACGGGTGTGACCTCCAAGGCGCAGGCTGTGAAACGGTGGGCGAAGGCGCAGCGTGTACCCATCGGGCTGGTGCATCAGGCAGGCCGGGGGGCAGGACAGCCCGGGCAACCAGCCGGGATCCACGCTGGACGGTACGGAGGTGAACAGGAAGCGATCTTTGTGGTGGAGGTCTACCGTAAACGTGACCGTTACGACCTGTCCGACTGGG